ATCGCCATCAAACAATGTTGGCTGGTTTGATAAGTCATTATAGTCACCACTGAATGAATTACCCGTATAAGCAGTTGTTTGTTGGCTGCCGTCCGGGAAGTTGATGTAACCATCGGCGTCAAATCGCCACTCTTGTTGTGCTGTGTCCGCCACAAAATCGTAGCCAACTTTGATTCTAACATCATCGTTGGCACGAATGTGAATGTCATCTTCTAGTGCATCCAACCACAGATCGTCACTTGCTTTGATGAACAGGTCGCCACCATTGCCTGTGGCAGTGAGTGTGGAATTAGTAAACACAAAGTCACCTACATTGACTCCGCTTTCGCTGTCGCCATATAAGCTACCAGTGACAGCAGTACCATCGCCGTCAAATCCGCTACTACCGCTGTCGTTGCCGTAGCCGCCATCATTACCACTTGTGCCTAAGATGTCAATGTCAGCATCAGTGGCGAATACGCCAAAAATACCTGCTTGATAAGTGACAACATAGTCGCCGCCGTTGAACGCACTAGAGGCGAACACCACATTGCCACTGTTATAACTAATGTCTGTGGCCAAGTTGGTGTGTATGGCATTGCCGCCATCGTATTCATCATCACCGCCATCAGCTATGCTGTTTGGCCATATTTCTGCTGGTCTAGGCAATGTGCCTGTTACAGTATAATTTAGAATTGCGCCACCACTAACACCGGTAATTGTTACAGTAACATCGTTGTCTGGTGTTAAAAGAAAATTACTGTTGGCATCTTGAATTGTGTTACCAGGAATCACATGCACATCACCTACTTCGTGTGTATTTGGTAGGCCTTGACCCCAATTACCCAAGTCCAGCGTGTCGTTGCTCATGTTATAGCTTATGCCGCTAAATGTTGAACCATCACCTGTGACAAATGCAGGACTAATATTGAACTGATTATTGACACTGAAGAACTCAAGGTCAACTTTTGGATTAGGAATCACTGTGCCAAAGTTACTGAAGTTAGCGTAGAATGCTGACTTCATTGCTGACACGGTGTTTACATCACCTTCAACACCTTCGTCTAAGATAACTTCGTCAATGATCTTTTCTACAAATGTCTTGAGTGTTGCAGTGGGGGTTTGTATATCCCAGTCAGTGCCATCAGTGACAACCACCAACATGGCCACAACATCACTGCCGGTCAAGCCTGTTACCTGGAAGTCATCACTTTCAGTACTGGTGTCAATAACGCTGGAAGGTGACGCTGTGGATTTGTAAATTACCAGTTTGTTGATAGGACCATTCTCATCATCGGTGTTATTGTACATTGTACCATAGTGCGCTCTAAAGCCCTTGTATGGTTCTAATAATGTTTCTGCGTCTGCTAGTAAGTCTGTGCCACTGGTATTTCTAATTGTTTTGCCAGCTGGTAATACTAGGTCACCATCTGTGCCAAAACGCCAAACGCTGACTGCGCCTTCGTTGAGACTGGAACCAATTTCAACACCTTGTTGAGAATATGATGAACTAGGCATCTTAACATAGTTGTAGTCATCACCAAAGTATAAATCTGTTGCACCTTCTGCACCTGCTGATCGCATAATGTGTAAATGAGTAGGACCACCAACTTCTGGCATAGCACCAAACTCAATGCTGCCACGGGCTGTGTTCATTGTAACTACACCATCAGTGCCTACGCTAACTGAATAAGTGTTGAATCCATCGGTGTTGGTGATTTCGTTAGTTGCACCGCCTGTTTGATTGACCCACTCAGTGTTATAATCAGTGCTGTCAACTTTAGCAAGAACTTGTCCTGCTGTACCGCCTGTTGGTACACCTTGTCCTGGTGCTCCGTCTGCACCATCGGCACCCGCAGGTCCCTGTGGTCCGGTTCCGCCACCGCCCGAGCCAAAGCCTTGACTGTTAACCCATGCTTCTGTGGCATAACCTGTTAGATCAGGAATACTTGGCTTTCCAGTCAAATCTGCATAAGCACCACTGAATAAACTTGGCTTACCAGTTAAGTCAGCATACGCACCGCTAAAAAATACTGGCTTACCAGTGACATCTGCCCAAGCAACACTTGAAATGAAACCGCTATCATTTGTTAGATCGCTAACATTAGTTGGAATACTTGGTTTGTTTGTTAAGTCAGCATAAGACCCGCTTGTAGCAACAGCGGCAAAGTTTGGTTTGCCTGTTACACTAGCCCAACTTGTAGGACCACCACCGCCACCACCGCCAATGATTTCGCCCCCGGGCGTTTCACCATCATGGTAGTATAAAAATCCATCTCTGTAGGTAATTTCGCCTCGGCGCCCCACATGATCATCGGGGGTTGTATCATTAACCCTATAGGTTAACACTTTTCTAAAATCTGACATTTCATAGTTCCTTGTTTTTAGCCTAGCCTATATTGGCTGATCCAATATTTACCGTTATTTGGTGAAATTGGCTATTGCTTTTTGTCTGCGATCATAAGTACAATACAACACATGCAAAGACAATCTGAGCATGAGTTGTTTGGCTCACTAAGAGACTAACACTAATAATGGCTAATATATAAAGGAAAAACATTATGGCTTCTCTAGCAGAAATCCGCGCTCGCCTAGCCGAGCAGGCAGCAAAATCCGGTGGTTCTAATACCGGTACCGGTGACAACGCAATTTTCGCACACTGGAACATCCCCGAAGGTACATCCGCATCAATTCGTTTCCTCCCAGACGGCGACGATGCCAACACATTTTTCTGGCGCGAGCGTCAGATGATGCGGTTTGAGTTTGCTGGTGTCAAAGGCGGCGACGAAAACAAAAAGGTTGTAGTCCAGGTTCCTTGCGTTGAAATGTGGGGCGAGACTTGCCCTGTACACGCACAAATCCGTCCTTGGTTTAAGGATCCTAACATGGAGTCTTTGGGCCGTAAGTATTGGAAGAAGCGTAGTTATGTGTTCCAGGGCTTTGTTGTAAACAGCCCCATTGAGGAACAAAACACCCCAGAAAATCCTATTCGTAGGTTTATCATCAGTCCTCAGATCTTTACCATCATCAAGCAGGCACTGATGGATCCTGAGATGGAAGAACTGCCAACTGATTATCAGCGTGGTACCGACTTCCGTTTGAACAAGACTCAGAAGGGTGGCTATGCTGACTACTCTACTAGCTCATGGGCTCGTAAGGAGCGTGGTTTGAACGAAACCGAGTTGCAGGCTATTGCAACTCATGGCTTGTTCAACTTGAACGACTTCATGCCCAAGCGTCCAGGTGTAGACGAAGTTCGTGCCATCGTTGAGATGTTTGAAGCATCTGTAGATGGTCAGTTGTATGATCCAGATCGTTGGAGCAAGTTCTATCGCCCAACAGGCGTGCAGTTGGCCGGTTCAAATGCATCTTCTAAGCCAGACGATGACGCAGATGAAGATACACCGGCACCAGTGGCTACCAAGCCGGTAGCGGCCCCTGCGGCAAAGCCTGCGGCACCAGTTGCTACTGCGACAGCACCAGCAGCCGAGGGTGGAGCCAAGCCCAGCGTTGATGATATCCTTAAGATGATTCGTAGCCGTCAGGCCTAATTGACACTACACAAGGAGGGTAGATGATTCTACCCTCCTCATCATTAACAAAGGATAGATATCATGGTTCAAAAAGCATTTGATGTAAGTAAATTTAGAAAGAGCCTGACCAAGGCTGTGCCTGGTATGAGTTCAGGCTTCAACGATCCGAGAGATTGGATCAGCACAGGTAATCATACACTTAACTACCTAATGACTGGCGACTTCAATCGCGGCATTCCACTGGGTAAGGTTACCATGTTTGCCGGTGAATCTGGTGCAGGCAAGAGTTACATCTGTTCAGGTAACCTTGTAAAGAACGCACAAGCACAAGGTATTCTCCCTGTGATCCTTGACAGCGAAAACGCACTGGACGAAGATTGGTTGCGAGCATTAGGTATTGATACTGCTCCAGACAAGTTGATGCGCTTTGGTGTTAGCATGATCGATGAAGTGGCCAAGTTCATTTCAGAATTCATGAAGGAATACAAGGACGCTTATGGCGAGATGCCATACGAAGACCAGCAAAAGGTCTTGTTTGTTATTGACTCTGTGGGTATGTTGCTGACTCCTACCGACATCAACCAGTTTGAAGCCGGTGACATGAAAGGCGACATGGGTCGTAAGGCCAAGGCACTGACTGCCCTGATTAAGAACACCGTAAACAGGATTGCTCCTCACCCAGTGGGTCTAGTGGTTACTAACCACACTTATGCAAGTCAAGACATGTTTGATCCAGATGACAAGATCACTGGCGGGCAGGGCTTTATCTATGCATCGAGTATGGTAGTGGCCATGCGTAAGCTCAAGTTAAAGACTGATGCTGACGGCAACAAGACTTCAACTGTGAATGGTATTCGCGCCGCATGTAAGATTATGAAAACTCGCTATTCAAAGCCATTTGAAAGTGTGCAGGTTGAAATTCCTTACTCCACAGGTATGGATCCTTATTCAGGTCTTGTTGACTTGTTTGAAGCCCGCGGCTGGTTGAAAAAGGAAGGCAACAAGTTATCCTACACTACACTAGATGGCGAAGTAATCAAGGAATTCCGTAAAGGCTACACAGATGAAATTCTTGATGTCATCATGAAGGATGTGGTTGCTCGCGGAACCGATATGGCTTATCAAGGGGCTATTAGTCCCAATGGTGAAGCCGACGCTGCTCCAATCGAAGAGTAATTGGCATGGCTGATGACCATGAATCATGGTTACAGGAACAAGGTGCAAGGATTGTTGGAAGACAGCCCTTGCGCCGCTATATCCTAGACCGTATGCCAGTCAATTATACAGCTACGGATATGATGGCCACTGTGAATACTGCTGACGATTATCTCTATCACCTTGAAGTCCCTGCCGCTTTACTGGAGCGTTGGAGTAGGAACAGTAGACAATTAAAGCATTTAATAGAGTTAGCAGACAGATACAATTCATCGCCAGTGACTGAATATGCAAAGGGTGTTGAACGACACCAAGAGTTACTGCGCGAAAATCCAATGTACAAAGAAGCCTGGCGAGAATTTCAGTCCATTAGAGCCTTGCTTGGTGAAAATACATATTGGCCTTAACACAAATTTCTGTTATACTGTACTATGTTTAAAAAACTCATGCAACGCTTAGATCGTCATAGGGTCATCCTCGACAGACAATCTAATGAACCATATCTTGAAAGATACTATCTTTTTCTCAAAGACAGAAAATGGTTTCCTTTCAATGTGTTCTTGCATAAGTTCCTTAAAAGCGATCCGGATGATGTACATGATCATCCGTGGCCCTATGCAACACTAATTCTTAAAGGTGGTTATTATGAATGGGTTCCTAAATTTGACTCCAACGGCAAAAAGATTGATGAGGAAAGAATGTGGCGTGGTCCTGGCCATTTCCGTCTATGTCGTGCTACTTCTTATCATCGTATCGAAGTATGCAACGGTGTAACACCTTGGACGTTGTTTATGCCGGGTCCGCAAAAGCGTGAATGGGGATTCTTAGTATCCGGCAAAGGACAAGATCGCTGGATACACAATGAAATATACCTGACTAAAAAGGCTAAACAAGAGAACTTGGATTACTAAGTATCCAGTACTAATTTGTACGCCAACTATGGAGAGATGATAATGCAAGACATGGGTGAAATGATAGTGCAAATGTGGCTATCTCTAAAACCGTACATTGACAAGAAGGAAAGGCCAGACGCAGCCTTGGCCTTCTTAAGAAGTTGCGAAGATTTTGTTGATCTAGAAGCAGTTAAAGAAGAAGCCACTGATGCTGACAGCGCACTATTGGCCGCATTCGCTGAGTTGCTGGGTGAAGAGCCGGACGAAGAAGACCACGACTACAACGAGGAATACTAATGAGCCAATGGTATAGGAAGGTTGCACAAGATATTGGAAATCTTCCTGACTGTATTGCCTATTTTGAAAACCAATTAATTGAAGCCCGAGGAGAGCTCAAAATGATTGGTAGTTTAGAGCGGGCCAGCAGAGAAATGCCAGGTATCGTTGAGTATCGTTTTAATCAGTTGCAGGAGATAGAAGCCATTCTTGAACACTTGAATATCGAGCTTCGTAAACTTCGTAGTGCCAAGTTTCGTCAATTTACAGAACACTACAATAGAACTCTTAGCAGTCGCGACGCAGAGAAGTATGTAGATGGCGAGCCAGAAGTTGCAGACATGGACAGTATTGTCAATGAATTTGCTCTAGTAAGAAACAAGTTCATTGGCCTTACCAAAGCCATTGACAGCAAACAATTTCAAATTAATAATGTTACTAAACTGCGGGTCGCAGGCCTAG